CTCCGGTTGTCCGGGAGCGACCGCTGGCCAATCACCGATCGATATATACAGTAGAGTTGTGGGCATTTCTAATGCCGGCGTGCTCAGCCTCGCTGTATGTAAAGATCAAACCTGGAGGTTTTTATGTCTTCCCAATTAAATGTGTCGTCCATTTCCGATTTCGGACAAGTCTCCTATGACAAGGATTCCGAAATTCACCTCGACATCATTTTCAGCGCCCCGGAAAAAACTGATTCCAAAAGAATTCCCCTACATCTTGTCTTAGCAATTGATTGCTCTGGATCCATGGACGAAGGTAAACTCGAAGCAGTTAAGAAGACAACAACGAAGCTTGTCGACCACTTAACTGAAAACGACACCCTTGGAATAATTGGATTCAGTGACAATGTATGGGACGTTTTCAAAGCCCTTCCCATGACTAAGGAAAATAAAGAGCAGGCAAAAAAAGAGGTCAATAAACTTCATACGAGATCTGCCACAAACCTTAGTGGCGCCATAGCCATGGCCATGGAACGGGCCATGATATCGGACGACTCCAAAGTCAGCCGAATCATACTCCTCACCGATGGGCTTCCTTCCTCAGGTGAATGTGACAAGCAAAAACTCACCGAACTCGCCTATAAAATGAATCAGAGGGTCTCAATGTCGACCTTCGGATATGGGTACGATTTCGACGCAGAGCTTATGGCGTCCATTTCAAGTGCGGGGCGAGGATCCAGTTTTTACATTAAAGAAGATGAGGATTGCAATAAAGCCTTTGCCATGGAACTGGGTGGCCTACTATCTCTGTATGCCCAGAACATTAGACTAACCATCACGCCATCCAACAATATGGAATTCAAAGAACTCCTCAGCGAATACAAATGCGAGCAAAAACAAGGGTACCGGTTAATCACGGCACCAAAAATCGAGATTCAGATTGATGACATCTTCGCCGGGGAGAAAAAACATGTCGTCTTGAAACTCGCCATACCCAAAGCCACTGAAGCCGTTTGTGCCCGCAATACTCGCATTTGCTCCGTCGATGTTATTTACACGGACGTCGAAACAAAAGCCTCCAATTCTGTTTCTTTTTACAGTTTCATCCAGTATGTCAAACCGGATAAAGCCCCTAAAAGCCCTAACGAGGAAGTTCATAATCAAATCCTTCTTCTCGAAGCGGCCAAGGCCCAAAAAGAAGCCCAGGAAAAAGCCGACCAAGGTGACTTTGCAGGAGCTCAAACGACTCTTCTTCGAGGACTTCAAGGAGCCACGGGCATACAAGGCGTACAAGGGATTGCTGTAAGAGATATGTTCAGCAACCTCCAGGTCAATTTTACAGACAGCCATACCTACCGATCAAAAGGAACTAAATTGGCAACTTCATACCAATACTCCATTTCCAATAACCGGGCCGGGTCCGCGGATACTTTAAGCTATGCAAATTCCGGCCAAGCTGAGATGCTTGCACAATTTATGGCCAATCCGGATTCCGAAAAAAAAGAAGACGTGAAATAAACTGGAGGAGTGGGGGAGCAATCCCCCACCTATAACATGGGTCGATACGAACTAATAACTGGGAAGAAGAAAGAGACTCGTCCTGAATCTATTGATCAAAAAATCAACAGACGAGGCCTGTTAATTAATTCTTTTTTAAGAAACAAGGGGTATGATGTTCGAGTTACGGAGATCAAAGGTTTGTTACAGGACAGTCTTGAACAACTTTTTAAAGAGTATGTTGAAAAAGAAACTGGTCGGGACCTTGCATACGATATTAAAAAAATCAGGAAAGAAGAAATCGGAAAAATATATTATCAAATATTGAATTGGGGGAAAGAACATGCCCCACATCTTTTAAAATCCGGCTGGCGCTCATTAAATATCTAAAATTTTTGAATGATCTTCTGTTTGCTCTATTCGGTACTGTCCGTTTTTACATGCCGGACAAAATAAACGGCATCCCACACAAGCCTCCGTGACTATTAAGCAACTCGGAGGTTCATAGGTATCGAGACTCTTTGGGTCATACATATAAGGTTTGCCATACTCCGGCCGGCGCCGATCCATCTCAATCTGTTCCCGGGTATATCCCCAGTCCTTACATTGGCCTATATGATAACAAAAAATATCCCGACAAAAACCTACTTGCCACCCATGGGCACGAGCATGTTGGGAAAGTACACTATCATCACCAACTACATCCAATTGCTGATTGACCTCGTCAAGATTGATGGCATCTCGTCTAACGAGTTTAAACGTGTTTCCTACCGCAGTACAAAGGACCACCTCATCATCCATGCCCAATGGCTGCTGAAGGCACACAGGAGGTAGCTGGGGGGTTAAAAAAGCCAATTGAGGATGCCTATCCATGATCGCGATCATTTGCTGGAGCCAATCAGGTTCGAGCCTCGGAGGTAAAATATCATTATCCGTAACCACATAATATTTATTCGAGGACTCGGTCATGGCGTGAAAAATTATTTTGGGGTATAAGAAATAAGTATTTCTGGAATCCAAATGCAAGGATGCGATCTTTCCAGAATCAAGGAGTCCAATAAGAAAATCCCGTGTCTCCTTATCGGATCCATTATCAAAAATATGAATCTGGAAGGTTCCCGGCGTCGTTCTCTCACGGATCTTGGCAACCGTCTCCGCGGTCATACTTTTTCGATAAAAAGATGTAAGATAGATATCTATCATCAACATTCACACCCACACATCGGGCAGGTGTTGTCAATTAAATTCTTACCCCTTTCTTTACACTCTTCACAGGTAACTGTTTCTTTAAATAATGAAAATTGGGCCCCTTTTTTAAGGAGCATCCCCTCCTCACTAAAAATCCACGCAGCCTTAGATTCATTTGAAGGTAACCCACACAAAGTTAGACCAGTAGGTAAAACCACAGCGTGTCTCATAAAAAACTCCTTAAAATATAAACAGTGCCCTACGATATACATGTAGCAGACTTAGGGCAGGTAGCAGAGCTATAGTGCTACCAATTCCTGCCGGCACGCTTTCGCGTGGGTTGGATACTTCCGCAGCCACCATCTACCATAAGGCACCGCTTACTTTTTAACCTTCGGTACTAAATATAATTCTTTATCATCAATTAAAGAGTCAGAAAGATATTTTAAAACACCATGGTAAATTTTCAAGCCTGGCCCAATGACCCGGGCCTCGGATCTTGCTTCTTTCAAAGATGCGAAGGGCCCGGAATAAGACACGTCTCCAGTCTTCACGAAGAACCCTTGAGCTTCAGTCATTTTCAACCTCTTCCTCAATATGCCAGCTCATAGAATAATCAGCCTTAGCAAAAAGCTCGGCCACACCCGTTATTTGTTTATAACGATGAATAGTATCGATATCAATACCAAGCCGGACGGATATCTCATCCTCACTTAAGCCCTGCTCTATAAGGGCCCGTATTAACTCAGCATCCAAATCGATTTGATGCACGCCTCTCGCCTTGTTAAATTGAATAGTAGCAGCCATTCTTTTTGATAAATCATGATCCAAGACCGCTACTGGAATATAATCAAAATCCAACCAGTCTGGGCCCCCGATTTGCCTTCGATGAAACCCGTCAATGATTACGAATTTTAATAAATCGGGGTCCCATATAGCCACCACTGGAAACGCAAAACCGTTGTCCAGTATACTTTGCTTGAGCAATTCCATTCGATCTGCAGGCACGGCGTTAGGATTCCACGAATTCGCGACAACCAGATCAGTTCTAACTAAAATAGTATTTGCACAAGGGACAAGAACTTTCCCATTAGTTTTTGAATTAATAAATACCGGCTCCATTTGCTTTCTAGCGGACAAAAAATCTTCTATTGTATCAACTTTCAAAATCATAAGACCTCATTATAATATCGAACAAGTTCATCCCGAGGATCCTCTTGATTATCTATGTTCAGGTTATTTTCAAAGTCCCCAAGGATAAGTTGCCGGCATTGTTGCCTCGCGACATACTCATTATTCAAATGCCTTGCAAAGCGCTCAATAAAAATATGAACGTGCCCTTGATCCTGGTACGTCTTAAGCAAAAAATCCCTATAGTCTTTCCAGGAATGAAAATTTTTCGGCATTTTCCTGCAAGCGAATAATTTTGCCGATCGGCCAGTTTCCTGGGCCAACGATATTCCCTTAATACGTTTGCATAATTTATCATAGGTCTTGGGCTCAAACTCTGGCAAGTCGCAAAGACTTTTAAAAGCTCGTTCATGTATTAGAGACGAGACCCGCATCTGATTTATTGGATAGCCTTTTTTAAATTGGTAATCATAAATCTTGGAGTATTTTAACTTTTCATCGTGAATATACCGCCACACATCATGAAAATTCCAATCGTATATAGGGTACAATGAGACATTGATACCTTTTTTTGTCCCCCAATAAACTCTTTGCCCCCCTATATCGACAGGGTTTTTCACGACTGCTCTCCACCGGTTTGGAGATTCCCCTGCGGCCCTTAATCCAACAAGAAACGCTGCTTTGGTGTACGACCTTTCAAAATTCTCAATTGCATCATAAAACCCAAAGCCTTTATTTTTATCTCTTACGGTTACTTTTGCCGCATCCCAAGGCGGATGTTGAATGGAGTACGATTTTTTTGAACGCATCCATAGTTTATGCTTTCCAGCTTCCCAACTTATTAATTGATTTTCTTTTATCGAGACCGCATTTGTCAGATGGAATTCTATTTGTAACCATAATTTAATGGTGTTTTCAGGGTATAGATTCATTAAATATTCAATTTGCTCAGCACTGCTTTGATAAACAACTTCTTCATCCAGAAAATAAAGGCCTATTCTCCGGTTCCTTTTGTGGGCCTCAGTCAAGGCAAGATGAGCAAGTACAGTAGAATCCTTACCACCAGAAATAGAAACAACGATATTCTCAAAATTATCAAAGATAAACTCCATACGCTTTCGAGTAGCTTCAAGAACCGTGAGCTTGGAACTATATGATTGCCTTGTACGCATCATTGATTTTATCCACCCATGTCTGATACCGTTGAAAATACCATTGATCCACCTTTAAATCAGATACAAGAACAGGAATGTCAGGGCCCTGCCTTGAAAGCGAAAGAAAGTCTACAAAATCTAAAAAATTATGACTGAATTCAAACACTGTGTAAGAACCTACAAAAGAACTCTCTTTATACGTCTGCATGTTAGATAAGTTAAATCTATTGTTCCGCCCTATGTATTTAAGGTTTTTATCGACCGTCTCTAACTTAGCCTTACCTGAAATTAAATATAAATTCCTTGGAATAGTGTGCGGATCCTTTTGCCCCAATCCATCAAAAAGCTTCTTTTTTGTTTTTGTGTATTGTTCTTTAATCTTTATATCTGTAAGGACATTTATCGGGCGTAGGTTTATTTTAATAGGGTTAACAGTACGTTTAAGCTCTTTTTTTATATCGGGATTCCATTTTTCCCGTTTCCATCTACTCCTCGTATCAAAATCAAACAGAGTCATAAAATCATCAAAATTCTCAATAAATGGCAGGTACTGAAAAATAATATGGTGATTCGTTTGATTAAGATAATTTCTAAGACAGTTATATGTTAAATCATTACGATTTTGAGTTCGTAAGCACTCATTAATAATAATCAATGTTGAATGATCTATCTCCTGTAAAAGCCGATAAAAAAACTTATACATGATTATGTCCGGCCAATCAATGTATTCTATAGTTCCCGGGAACTCAGTTTTAAATTTTAAGGGAGAAAAAGCAAATACTTTTCGTATAGAGTTATCAGCACAATACTTGGTGATGGCATCTTTCTTTTCCTGTTCAGATAACCCAAGATATATCATCTATTTTTCAACAATCTCTTTATCGTTTCCGCTAATCTTTTTTCATTGATCTCGTTTCCACGAAAAACCATTCCGGTCTCTAAAGCTATCTGAGCTGTGTACCCCTTACCACAACAAGGGTCAAGAATTTTAAACCCCGCTTTCGCAAAGGGGGTCACCGCGGCACGAAGCGTGCCCATCCCGGTCGTCCCCTGAACAAGATCGGCATACCCAACAGGCAGTGTTAATTCATCTTTCGACAAAATATGCAAATGAAGCGGTAAGAATTTACTCCCTCCACGATATTTTATATCAATAATACCATTATGACTCAAATTGAATTGGGTAGCTAACTCCCTGATTTTATTTTCCCAACGAATGCCGTATTCAATGAAAGATATTCCTACACAATACTTTACCATGCATGAAAAGACAGCATTTAAAAACTCATCGAAATTTATAGTTTTATAGGGGACGCCATTCATTTTAGAATTAATTGTTTGCCAATATTTCAAGTTCCCGTCCCCCCAAGGAGGGTCAGAATAAAAAATATCCACTTTATCTCCCTGCATGAGATCATCAATGCCCTCCATCAAATCACCATGCTTCACCCTATGGGGACCTATCATCTCAATCATAAAAACTCCTTGTTATTATATTATGTTATAAAGTTTTTATACCGTTTTAATTTAAAAGATGTCGAACATTTTTTAATTTCTTCTATAAATTCTGGCCATTTTTCAGGGAGCAGAGCAACTTCTTTAAGCCCATCTCGCAAAGGCTGACAGGAGCCGCCCTTATTAAAAAGCCTTTTTAATTTTTGTTTACTTTTATCCGCTGTAAGCTTACCTAATTCTTCAAAAGATAAAACTTTCTTGTTCTTAAAGCACACTTCTAAGTACTCTTTAACGCCTTCCTCTGGAGATGTATACTCCTTAAATCTAGGAACAACTATTTTTTTATGTACCTCCAAACCATGCTTTTTCATCCAATAAGAAATTACAACTGAGGTCGTATTAAATTTTTTTCCTATCTCAACTAAAGAGAGCCCCTCATTATGATGTAACCTAACTAGCTCCTCTTTAGAAAAAAGATCTTTCCTTTCCCAATTAAAAATCTTGCCATACCTTGCTATAAGAGTAGCTTTTTTCTTTTCTGTTACAGATTTTAATTTAGCAACATTATTTACACCATACTTTTTCATACAGGTCTGGGCAGCTTGTTCACGGTTAGTAAAATTACGGCTACCGTATTTCTCTAATTTTGTCTGACAAGCCTTTTCTCGGACTTTAGGATCCCGAAGAGAATGCCCACCTTCAAATTCAGTCTTCGGCACAATAACTATATCATTTACCCAATTAGTCCGCCATGGTGAGTAATACAAAAACTCATATTCCTCAGGAGCCCCATTTTGTCTTTCAACGACCCCTGTACTTGGATTGGAAAGAGCTGTTCCTTTAGCAGTTCCCCCACTGACATACAATAAACCATATCTTGAATGTTTAACAAAAGAGCCTTTTTTAAATAATCCACAAATCGTTCCTCCATACTTATTTCTCACACCACCTTTTTGAAAACAAGTAAAATGTAACCTTCGCCTATAAAATCTTAAGGGAATTATTCGAAAAACATTTTTATTGTCCACTTCAGTCCTACCAGTAACAAAACTAGCCAACACCCAAGAATCCACATTATGTGAATAAAAACTTTCAGAAAGTTTATTGTGCTTTTTCTTTAATCCTAATTCATCTCTACGGGTCGCGGTATCATAACCCTTTAAAAGTTTTAACGTTCCTAATTGAGAAATCTTTTCATAATATTCAGTCTTACCTAATTCAAGAGTACTAAAGTTTTTATTCCATTCTCGAAAATGAACAAATTTTCTTGCAGCGACATCTTCAATAACAAAATCTGTAATAGGGAAAAGTTTACGTAAATAATTTATTATGTTCATCTTAATTTCCCATTTACTGCGTATAGTAGGCGCCAACCATTTCTTTTTATTTCTTCTATTCGAACGGGGTTGCCTACAAGGGGTCCATTTATGCCGGCGACCTTGTCGTAGCCATTTTCGTATCAATATTCTATATGAGACCGAGGTGATAGAATCAGACTGAATATTCAAATACGTGTGACTCTTCGATTGGACCGTAAATCCTTCCCTCTTCATTCCAGGATCAATTCCGCATACAATAGGCTGTTTTTCTCCATCAGATCGATGAGTTAATTGAATTGCATAAATACCTCTAAACCACCGTGCTTTCGCTCCTTTCTTTTTAAGTTGGCGAGCCCGGGCCGGATGACAAGGCATTAAGGGCTTAGAAAATCGGGTCTGAGTTTTAACCGGATCAGACCCTAATACGGGTACAAATAATTGTACATCTCGAATAGGTTTGGAACTATTCGGTAATTTCTCCCTTCGAGTTTGGCCCACGGAGAGGGTACAGGCTTGGGAAGCACCCGTAACGTCCTTTGCCCTGCCACGGGCAGTGAACTCAAATTCCTTCAAACGACCATTTGAAATGATCTTGGGCACTCTAGTCTCCCATTTACTCCGAATACTTTCAAGATACGGCTATATCTCTAATACTCGACCCCATTTCTGGGGAGGTTAACGCTTCGAAAACTTACAACTATAATTATATATCAAGGTGAGAAAAAAGTCAAGGGTAATTTTTAATGAAAAGCTGATTGTTCTATTCAGGGGATCATAGTCTTATTTATCTCAGGTTCTCCATAGTATCCAATTTGTCTATTCGCTATCTTACATAACTTCATATGTCGAGAGATAATGCCATCAATAGAAAACAAGATAACAGGCGGAGACCCACCTTTAAGTTTATAAAACATGGAAGGTATTACATAAGGTGAAACAATTTCAATAAATCGGGCCCGACTCTTTGCCTGAATATATAAATTATAATGACCTTTTTCTTTATGGTGGGTTTGAATATTAGAATTTATATCGAAATTATTCTTAAGAAGATTAACAAGAACTATGCCCTCTTCCATACTAATTTTACCAACACACAGATAATAACCATATTCGTTAAATTTTCCGTCATCCATGGTCCAGAAAGCAAGACCTTCCGGATTTAAATCAAAGGCACTCTTATCTGTTATATATTTCTTACGCTTTCCTCGAGAATAAAATCTTTCATAATACGGTTTAAGCACATCGTGACGATGAGTCCAAAATTCAAATGACTTTTTAGTTATTGCCTTCGTATCCTTATCTCCAAAAGATGCGACAAACTGATGAAGCCTTTCGGCAAGATAATAACAATAGTCTATCTGGTTGGGCCCGTGGCCTACATGGTATGATTTAGGAGTCAACATTGAACCATCACCTAGTAAGGTTCCTAACAAAACTTGATGAAGAGATGGACTTATAAAGGAATCTATAACTCGTGTGCCGTTTACAGGATTTCTAAAGGTTAAATCTAAGGTTCTTAAAACATGAACCATCTGGTAGTCTTTAAGTTGGTACCGTTCACCCAACTTTTTTACAGTTAAATGATCGTTTTTTAATTGAGTATCCAGATTTTTCTTAGAAAAAACACCATATTTATTTTTTAGATTCAGATCACCATCTTTAAAATATTTTTCAAATTTCATCTTATTTTATATTTAACTCTTTTCTCACAATATCTCTTATATATGTCCCTGTCGTTCGAGGACACTTTAATAAAACTGTCATTGCAATTTTTTTAACAAAATCAATAGATTTCCATTTTTTACGTGCTTCTTCATAGATCTCTGGGTGATAATATTCCCAAAGTGTACAAAAAGAATTGCCTTGAGATACCGTGGAAGCCTTCTTCACTATATCAAAAAGATATTTAATCCTTTTTTCCGTCAATATGAGTTCTGGAAATCCATTTGTAATAAGTATAGAAATAAATTGATCTAATAATTTTTCTTTAGTCAAACTCGACGCTACTCTATAAAACTTAGGCTTTATCTTACTATAATACGGTATTTGATCAACCATCTCGGAAGTAAGTTGTTGCTCTGGAATTTTATAATACATATCAGGAGTAGCTAATTCTATAACAGACTTGAAAAAATCAAAATAGAATTTTTTAGAAAATGTGATCCGATTAATGCCTGTTGTGCTAAAATAATTAAAATTCCAACCATACTTTTTATTTAAAAACAGCATAAATTCTTTAAGCTGATAATCGGGCGCCTTATTAGCAATAGATAACTCGTTTGTAGAATCATCATAGTAGCCATCATCCAAAAACCAATAAACAAGAATATGATCATGCCAGTTATCTTTTAAATAAGAAACTGGTATTTGTTTTACAGGTTCTTCCTCTTTATAAAAAAGCCCATAAAATTCTTTAAAAACAGGATGTTGAGCAGTTTTAAATCTTAATCCAGTATTTTCATCCACAGGGTATATTTTATTAGAATAAGGTCTTAAAATTTCATGCTTTTTATAAAGATACTGGGACTGTTTTTTAGAATGAGATTCATAATAATAATTATTCTCAGTGATACCAGCGTCGCCTAATAGACTTCCAAGGATCATTGTACGTTGTGCACTAGTTAATGGAGGGTATGTTAATTTTCGGTGCCCAGTCTTTAAAAGTATACCTTTTTCTTTTAATATAGGTCTCCATAAAGTTTTGGAAATTTTATATTTCTTTGAAAAATCTTTTTGCGTCAAATTATAATAATCAGAGGCTAACACAGTACTATTTGCCGAAATAATTTGTTTTAGAGCCTCTCTGGTAAAATTGTATTTATCCTGAAGATGTATTTTGTATTTTTTCCTTCTGTAGGCAATGCCTTCACCTGTCATGTTATATAGTTTACCTATAGCAGTATCGCTTAAACCCTGATCATAATAACCCTTAAGAATTTCTGGTGTTAAATTATTCATAACTATAAAATACTTAATACCAATAAAAAAGGCCAGTAGTTTCCTACTGGCCTTAATTTCCTACAGTAAAGTAGAAGATTTACCGAGAGAGAACGACCCGAACCAATCCTAATGGATTGTGGCATCCAATTCCAAGATTTTCGAAGCAACTGAACCCTATGGTCCTGTTGCGTGGATCATCAGCGGAGAGCACCGTTAATTCTGTACGAACGGGAATTCTACCGAAGAACTCGGGTTCAGCGCAGACGTAAACGTACCCAACCGGCACCTTACGAGAAACTATGATCTGGGCACCCCAAACGGTTCCCATAAGACCTGTCTTCAATAAAGTGGCCTGGCTCTCGATATCGAGAACGTCCCGACCCCACTTACGGATGTCGCTGTAGTCTTTCGCATTCGCGAAAACTCTCGCAACTCGCAAGTCCCAGTATTCCACAGCGGCAAATGCATCAGCCAGATCGCTCGGTGTGAGCGGGGCCGTTGCGGGAATATCAGCGTTCGAGGCACCGATGTTATCAAAGCCACTCGCCGCGACAGAGTCCAGGATCGAGAAAACGCGTTGGTCTTCTTCAGCCTGAATTTCCGCTTTGGCAAGGTCTTGACTACGTTCGATCAAATCGAACCGACGTTCCTTGACCTGTGTCAACGGGATTTCGGGGTTGGATGCAATTTCAAACAACGGGAACGTAACACGACGAGGCTTCTGAATAGCCAGAATGTTCTGGCCTTCTTCGCCAATCACATAAGCCGTGACGTTTGCATCCTTATCATAAATCGGCAGTGCTCCATCAGGAAGTTGCTCCACCAAGAAGGTCTTGCGACCTACCGAGGTGTAGTCTCTCCGAAGGCGCAAGGGCTGCGTCATTGAAGCCGCTAGCTTAGCGCGACCGCCGGCCGTCTTAATATACTCAGAAATAATCTGCTGTTTTAATTCATTACTAATTTCAGCCATGAGAAACTCACCTCCTCCTATATTTTTAGTTGAACCATCATGTACGGATCACTGCTGCCCGCGGGGGCTTTCAACAAGACACCGATCTTCGTTATTGCTCCAGATGAAATAGCTGTTGCACTATTTGCCAAACCAGAAGCGTTCGTCAACAGACCATTCTGTGACGCATACAAAAGATCTCCTGCACTGTAGCTGATTGCATTTCCTGCTCCGGCTGTAGTACATGTCTCGTAGATATCAGTCTTAAAGACAGTTCCACTTCCATGACAGTACACAACTTTCTGCGACGCAATACCAGAACTGGACTCAAACGGATTACCCACTGCATCGTTAATAGCAATACCAACAGCCTTATCATAGACTGTTGTACTATCACCTACACAAGGACCAATCACGTTATCCTGTCCAGACACCACCGCAACCACGCTACCCGCCAGAATTCCCAGCGTCGTGCTTAAACGACCACCAAGGGCAATCGTATTAGCCTGCGCCTGAACATTGGCCGTCGTATTACTCTGCGTAAAATCCGCAGTAGTTGTCCCACCTATAGTGTTATAGGTTTGACGATACAGAACTTCCATGTGTCCATTCGGAACCGGTAGGTTGGAATCATAAGGTACGCCTGACATATTAATTCACCTCCTCTACATTGTTTAAGATATACACCAGACATTCAAAGAATGTAAGGGTATTGGGAAACCCCACCGAAGTGGGGGGTTTTATTGCTTATTTAAAGTTTTTCGAAACATCCGGCGGAGCATCCCAAAGATTGCTCAGTTCGCCAATGTTCGATGCCGATGCCTGTTTCACAAGGCCGCTAAGTTTCTTCGCGCCTGTTTTCACCGTTTCCGTTTCTTCTTTTGCGAAGAACTGATCAAGGAAATCGACGGAAGCCTCAACCTCTTCTTCTTTGTCTTTTTTCTTGGCCTCGACTTCTTCCTCGTCGTCTTTTTTCTTGGCTTCGACTTCTTCTTCGTCCTTTTTCTTGGCCTCGACCTCTTCTTTGTCATCCTTTTTCTTGGACTCTTTGTCCTCTTCCTCATCCTTTTTCTTGGCCTCGACCCCTTCTTTGTCATCCTTTTTCTTGGACTCTTTGTCCTCTTCCTCGTCTTTTTTCTTGGACTCGACTTCTTCTTTGTCTTCTTTTTTCTTGGCCTCGACCTCTTCTTCGTCTTTCTTCTTGGCCTCTTTATCCTCTTCCTCGTCCTTTTTCTTGGACTCGACTTCTTCCTCGTCCTTTTTCTTGGCTTCTTTGTCTTCTTCCTCTTCTTCTTTATTCGAAGAAAGGGCTTCAGCAAGTTCAGCTTGACGTTGGAGAGTGGCCATAATGCTACGTTCGGGCAGGTACATAAGATCTGTTGCTTGTTCTTCGATCGAAGCATCTACTGCACCAGGAAGCATTCTCTGAGCAATCGTAATGCATTTGAGAGCTTTGTCCTCGAGCATCCGAGCAGCCTTAACGGCTTCGTGTGCCGGAGCAGGATGACCAGTCTCAACGCGACCTTCGTTTTTCCACGGGGTCTTCATATCAGGAGTCTCTCCCCAAGCATCAGGATCACCTGAATGGTATTTTTCAACGGGATTGTTTGCGTGTTCTTGGTTCATGGTATAAGGGTCAGCTTTTTTCATCTGCTCGGCCACCTTATCCAGGTTCCAGCTTAGTCTCTGGCGCATGTGATACCTCCTATTAAATTTTTCGCCTAACTGGCACCCTCACCGGGTGACCTCAAATTCGTTTGCAGATTAGACGTATATTAAAAGATTATTACGAACTGCTTTAATTTCCTGTATTTATACTTAGTATTCGAAATAAGATTCCATTGCTTGCAACCAAGCGAGACCTCTGCTGATTTCCTTACCTGTCAACATTCTTCCAGAATGCTTCTGAAGCTCTGTTACCAGAACATGGGCGTTTCTTCCCATAGTCCCATTCATCTTGGCAACCGCTTTTTTTACGGCTATATCCAAAGGCTTCTTAGAGAAACTATCCAGAAATGCCATCACAGCAAGAAAATCCCTACGATTAAAACCATAATCAGATAGGACACCTAGATCATTACTTGACAACAAAATGTACGAACCAAATCTTAGCTTGTCAAAACTCTTCTTATCCAGATATCCGGCTTTTCGGGTCAAAAACTGATTCCAGGATTTCCTGGATGTCCATAAGGACTTTAATGCAGCAGTCGGTTGAATAAGGTTTTCTTCAAGGGTCTCCAGTTCTCGAGGGCCCTTACCATCTTCCCCAGAGAAATCATTCATAATCTGATCGCCAAGCTCTTTAAGGATTTGTTGCTTAAGCTGAGTTTTTAATGTCTGAACTTCATCCTCAGGAGCTCCTTCTTCCGCGGGAGGGGCCCCTTCATCCGCAGGGGCCTCATCAGCCGGAGCGTCCTTATCTTCGGAATGGTCCTCAAGCTTTTCATCGTCCGAAGTATCTTCAGGAGATTTTCCTGTGTCGTCAGGTTTTTCTTCCTCAGTAGGAGCTGGGGCCTTATTATCATCCTGAGCAGCTTTCAAGTAATCCCAGGCATTGGTTTTATAAGCCTCTTTTGCTTCCGCTTCTCGAATCTTGGCCATGACACCTTCGGGAGGATTAATGACATTCCGAATTACAGCACCAGTAAAAGCGGGATTCTTTACCCAAGAAGCATCTATAAAAGTTACACTATCTGGATCGCCTTCATGTCCGCACAATTCAGCAACTTTCCTTTGAGTCCCGTCTTCATGATAAAAAGTGTTATTTTTTTCATAACGGACATGCTCGCAAGCTTGCGTTTCGTCAATTGCTTTATTGCCACATTTAGTGCAAATTGAATAAGCAATCTTGCACCCCATCGAAAGCGTTGACATTTCACCATGTTCAATCTTTGCGACAAGGTCTTTATGCTTTCTCTCAGTAGCAACAAGAATATCAACATAATAAGTTACGATATCCTTACCATCTTTACCCTTGCCTATGACTACTTCACGAAGGGCCGCGTCAACAACTTTACCTTTTGATAACTCAGGGATCTGTACGTGCTCGAGATAATTATTGGCGCCAATAAAGGTTTTAAAGGTTTTGGCCAAAAGTGATTTGGTCCAAGCATCTCCATTATTATTGACGAACTTTGAAAATTCTGGCTTAATAAGATAATCTTTATGTTCACTCTTAGATTCTTTAGCAGTATCAACATCAACTGCGGCAATTATGGAGCAATGACTAAGAAGGTATTTCTCAGGATCATACTTAGCCAAGACCGTCCTGGCAACTTTTACCCGACAGGACTTGGTTCCGCAGGTGCATTGTGCCTTACGGCCACAGCAGATTGATTTCTGCCATTGATCTGAGGTAATGCTTGGTTCAACGACTGTAGCTGAACCGTATCTTAACATCGCCATGGATTATTCCTGGTTAAGCCTATTAACAAAGTTCTGGAGAACAACTGACGCTTTCTTTTTCTTCTCTTTGTCTTTTTCCGTTGGTTCTTTAAAAGCATTTTCAATTTTTGAAAGAGACACGCTCACCATCTTCGCAGAGATAGGAGGCGCCGAGGGTCGATCAAAAAGGATACTCTGTTTCGCAGGTTGTCTGGACTCCGAGACCCGGTAAAAGGTCTCATCCCCGTGCTTGTATTTTAAAATGTACATATAGAACTATTCCTTAGGATTTAAAAACTTTTTCTATAGAAGATCGAATTATATGGTCCGAACAGATGCTCGCATATTTTGAAAAAATCCGATTATACGTCTGAACATCCGAACATCCATTTTTCTTAAACTCACAAATATCCTCAACAAGTTTGCCTACTACATCAGAGGCAAAAGTATGTGCTATACGGATTGCCATCTTGTCTGAGGCTGTAATTTGCATAGGCTTACCCCACCCAGGTACCTGAATGGCGGGCGCCGTGGCCACCGAGACGTATGGTTTGTTTATATTTGGACGTTTGGGTAGAGCTTGGCCGTTCTGTTGATTGGAGTGCTCCAATTCATATGAGCCATAGCCACAATCCTGCAAAGTAGTCGGCATCCCCAATAAAGGGCTTACCTTGATCAAGGTCTCGGGATCTTCTGGAGAATTTCCAAGGGGCCATTGAACCCATACTTTATAGGTCTTAGGCACGATCTGGGTAACAACTCCTGTATAAGGGGTCACATTCCAGTCGGTTATGAATTTACGAACACAGTCCCCGATACTAAAATTCTCAGGAGCCACCTGTGATGGATATAATGCGGGCATTGGCCCTCCTGTCAGAAGGAAAAGGCGAAGGGGCTTTTCAGCCCCTAAAAATTATTGGATTTTCTGATAGGCCAATTTGATAGGAACAGGATTCTTACGAACAGTGATAACCTGTTCGAAATTGTTCTTGTTGTACGCATCCATAAAAGGTTCATCTGCTTCACGGCTACGGACCTGGCTATTGAACCGGCCAGCCATATAACGGGCCTCATCGGCATCAAACTTCAATGTATTGGCATTGCGTTTTCCATCGATGACGTCGGAAACCATGTCCAGATGCAACGCGAGCTCAGGAGAAATCTGCTGAAACTCATCAGCAAGTTTGTCCAGTCTTTCTGTATACTGTTGGGCGTTTTTAAGAGCCATTTCAATCTCCTCCTTAAAAAAGATTTATCCTGCTTATTTTTCGACCATAACACCCTTGCCCGGATTCCGGACAAGATGTGGAATTCCTTTTTGAATCTTCCGTCGTATCTGCGAACGTAATGGAACCTTGTGCGGTTCCAACCCAAGTTGTTTTAGCACTGTCCTGGTAACGGGTTTCGAAGGCTTTTCCTTCTTCTTACTCTTCATAGCAGCCATAACAACCGGCTGCACATCCTGTTGTTGAATTGGTTGTAGCAAAACTTGCATATCCTGCTCGGCCATGGCACTCACCAGAACTTCAAATTTATTAGCATTCACTTTTCCATCAAACAAGCCGTTATCAAACGATCGAACGGCTATGTTCATGGCATCTTCATTAGCGACTCGGGCACTGTACTTGGCCAGAATAGGATTTACAATCGTCTTTGCATAGGAAACAAGTGCATCATAATCTGCATTTGTGAAGTCATCCGCATTCTTATAAGGAGCTCTGTAATCCCCTCTGGGAACCTTTTCCTCGACCACCCGGTTATCGTAATTGAAATAATTGTAGGCGTTGTGCTGAACTTCAGGCAGTTGCGCTACATAATCTCTAAGTACTCTTGGAACCAGAACGATGAGTTGCATATGGTAACTTCCTCAAATTATTGACGTTGCACTTTTAACATTATTAATAGAGTATTATTCCAGATTTAAAAAATTCTCAACAACCTTCTTTGCGAATCGGCTGTTATGTGTAGTCTTCACGCCTTTAATTTTATGCTTGATATCCTCTACCTTATTAATAAGAGCAAAAGCTTCTTCCGAAGCTTTATTAAACATCGTAGAAAGTTGATCGTCATCAACACCACTTGAAACAAGACCTTTTTTCAAGGGCATATGGGCAAATTCCTTAAGGGCCCCAGATAACTTGTCCATTATTTCAATGGACTTATTCACGTCTCGACCCAGGCCTTTTTTCTTGGACATAGCAAATACCTTTCAACCCAGATACTATAAATCCAGGTAGCTTTAAAATTCATATTGAAAGATTATTACTTTTTTAAGAGGAGTTTTTCTTTCAGGCGTTTCCGTTGCTCGGCCCTGAACTTTTTCACTTCAGAAGGGACTTTTTGGTAATCCTTGCCCTGCTCTTTACGGTAATCTTGCATATACTCCTTCATATAGTCACCGCGGGCCGAGTCATTCATCACAGAGGGCTTACGACGCGGGGGTTTAATACTTGGAGACACGACAAATTTCTTTTTAATGTCATCGTCAGCCATTACACGGCGAATTATTTCTAAGTTATCCATTGATAGCCTCTTATTTTAATCGTAATAGTTTTATTGCTTTTTTAAATATTTCCGTTAAATAAAAAATGGTAATGTTCGCTACGGTCAAAATTCGGAAATGGCTGACACATGTTATCTTCCATTCCAAGAATCAAAATTGTTTTCTTGATATAGTGACACAGCATCCTCTGCCCATAACCTGTACCCGTCTTCACTGTAACAATGATTATTACAATAATACTCTGATGGAACATTTTTGACAGGTGCAAGAATAGTATTAGGCATAATCTCAGAAACACATTCTATATATCTGGTAGTTAAATTAGTAAAATGAGATTTCGGGTTCCATGCGTTTGTATCGGAGAGGGCCTCAAAACGGCCAATTATTATTGGTAACTTTTCATTTCCTGAAATTAATCTTATCCAACAAACTAATTTCACATAATCGGGAATAAAATATTTTGTATCCCCATAAAGGGCTTCTGTACAGCCGTAATTCATCAAAACTCCACCCAATATGGTTTTTTGTCTTAATGTCTTAATCAACCTTTCAACATGATTTCTATGCCCCTCTTCATTAAAAACATCTCTTACTTTCTGTCCTGCACTCGCATGCTTCACCCCTACAAATTTAAACTTAGGGTAATGAAGTGACATCTCTTTAAGAAATGGCATTACACATGACCCATGCTCTCCTGTATTATGTTCCAGATCTTTATCTGTACCGTTAATAAAGTCACCGTTATTTACACAAATCCACACATGAGGATTAGGAATT